ACAGCGAGTTCCGCTGTGTGTGTCGCTTGTATTATCTTTAAATCAGGTCGTTTACCCATAAGCCACGCAGGAAACAAGTAACTCGCAAACTCTGACTTCGTATGTCTTGGTGGCATGTTGACAATTAATCTTTTGATCTTGCCATCAGCCACTTGCTGTAGTTTATCTGCGTAAATCTTATGATGCTTGCCCTCAATGAAAGAAGGCCATATTTTTTTTACAAACTTTAAATAATTATCTTGATGTGTCTTTTGATCGTCAAGCGTTGTTAGTCGATTAAGCAAAGGAGCTAACTTCGATAACTCATCGTCACTAAGGTACTCTGCAAAATCTTCTGGTTTTAAAGTTTCATTCATTACGCTGACGCTAAAAATCTATCCAATGCTTGATCGACACCACCACCGTTTGCATATCCTATGACACCACCTTTGGCTGCTCTTTTAGGACTAGCTATTCCTGTTAACCTAGCAATCAAATCGTTTATATTGCCACCATCATATCCAACAGGGGTGTAATCACCAACATTACTTGTGAATGGTGAATCAACAACTAAAGGTCTAGAAGACACAGGATCTGCACTACCACCACCAAAAACATTCGGTGTATCATCCTTTTCTTCTTCTTCTTCTTCTTTTTTTTCTTTGGCAATTCGTTTAAGAATTACTTCAACTTCATTATCGTTGCTTCCAGTATCAGGTGCATTAAAGTCCATGCCACTCTGCACTTCTCCAGTTCTAGGATTTCTTGAGCCTGTAATCTTACCATCTCTGTCGTATATAGGATCAAAATTACCAGATATTAAATCAGCCGCTACAAAATCTCTAGCTTTGTTCTCAGCAAAATTTAAGACTGTACTAAACATTCCAGGAGGAAGACCTAATCTATCAAATGTCGTAGGAGCGTTATAAAAATCCTCTACTTTACCTACATCAAGACCTGAATATGGCTTTCCTACATTTTCTTCATAATCTGCTGGTGGAGGAGAAGAATCTACTTGTTGACTTTTCTGTGCTGGTGTTAACGCTGATATACCTTTACCTCCAGCTTCAACCATGCCAAGACCTTCAATATAATTAGCAGGATCAAATTGAAATGGAGTATCTCTAAAACCTGCTTGATTTTCTGGTCTAGTGTCAATATCATAAACTGTGTCGGTTGTAGGTGTTTGACCTGTTCTACCAGAGCCAATGGCACTAAAACCACTAGAAGTTTCTGGACCTATTGTCTGTGGAAAATCACCTAACTCTATTCCTCTAGTACCTCTAGTTGCTCTATTTAATGCGTTTTGAATACTGTTTTGTGGTGCTATGTTTTGTCCACCTCCACCAGATCTGCCACGATTCATACTAGAAGCAACCTCTGGAGCTAACTGATTTCTTGTCGCTTGAAAGTTTGCAAAGTCTGAGGCACTTGGAGAAAATATGTCTGTTGTGTTAGGTGCTAAGTCTTTGTCTGTAAACCCACGAGTGTTATTATATTCTGTTGTTCCTGGTGTGGTTGCATTCATAAATTCTGAAAAAGACATGTCGCTTGGGATATTACCAGAATTTACATTTGGATCAGTGTAGTTATTATAAGCGGTGATGTTGGAAACATCTTGTGCTATTTGTTGATCTCTCGATAAAGCTGGATCTTGATAGCTAGGAAACTGACCAGACTGAGATGGATCTGTAATATTAACCTCTCGCATTATTTCATTCGGAGTAAGACCTCCAGCTAAACTTGCCATTTCAGGTCCAAAAACAGCACTCATTCTGCCAGGTGATCTGTCAGTTGCCATAGGATCTGAAGCTACAGTTGGAGCAGATGTAATAGGAGCGTTTTGAGCTAATGAAGATAAATCAAGTCCAGTGGCTGCCGTTACTTGATTATTCAAAGCATTTATACCTTTTTGACCCAACTCCTGCCTTGTTATAGCGTTAGATAAATTATTTCTTACATTAGCATCAGATAAATCAAAGTTTGATCCAACAGCATTATTTACAGCCGTTATGTAACCTTGTTTGTTAGCTAATGGATTTTCTCTTACATCAGTTCCTAAGTAAGTGTTCACAAAATCTTGCGGATTGTTTATACCCCTGTCGCCATAACGACCTAATTGATCGTCTAATGCTTTTTGTCCTGCGTCTAACGTATTGAAAAAAGCAGGTCCTGTTTTAATCTCACCAGTTACGGGATCAACACTTTTAATAGATTCTGTTGTTAAATCTTCTCTTGCTTGTTTTAAATTGCCAGGATTGTTTGTAAAAGGTGCATATAAGTCTGACCTACCATCTTTGATAGCTCCTATCAAAGCGTCTTCTACTCCAAGAATATTAGGTGTTTGAGAAAAACTAGCGTCACTCACTGTTGGAAGTCCTGCTTCTTGTCTGTAATTAGGTGTGCCAAAAGCTCCTGTTAGAGCTTCACGGTTTCTTGCCGCATCTGCTGCAGGTCCATATCCTGTGTTAATACCTAATCCTAAAGGATCGTCTAATGCACTAAACCCTAAACCATTACGGTCATCTAAATCACTAAATGGTGAATACACAGATGAAATATTTCCAGAGGCTATATTGGCAGGTGCTATCGCTCCTGCAATATTCTGAGACGCACCTAAATCTCCCATGGTGGGCATGGATCGACCTGATAGTATGTTAGCTTGAGATAATTCTGCATCTCTTTGAGCTTGATTCGCAGCTTGCATACCCTGCGTTGTTTGTCCAAAGTTATCACCGCTCATAAAACCTTGAGGATCAAGACCTCTTGAGGCTAAATTATCCGCTGTAAACTGTGGGTCGTATGTTAAATTTGATGTAGGACCTACATTAACTATATTAGTTCTGTTATCTTGAGATTCATTAAATGTGCTTTCTCCAACATTACTAGCGTCTGTAAAATCCTGTTGCGTAAGTCCGTAATCTTCAGGTCTGCCTCCACCATCATCGAAAGGTTCGTTATCATTGCTTTCATTATTGTCATCACCATAACCACCAGATGCCTCTTGAGCATCTGAAACATCAGAATCAGAAGTGCCTTCTTCTTCTCCACCATACTCATAAAAACTAGGAATACCCATAGGCCCAGGTCTGCCAGCACCACCTAATGCCTTCAATATCCCACCTTCTTCGGGTGTTATATACGATAACATATGATCTTGACCCATAATCTCTGTACGTCTAGGTGGAACTCCTCCACCATTAGCCATCATCATAGGCTGTTGCATCATGCCCATATTCATAGGTTGTTGCATAGGTGGTTGCATCATCGGATTCATTTGTGGCTGATTCATACCCATCATGCCCATACCCATAGAAGGTGGCTGATTGAATATGTCAATATTGCCCATAGGATTTCCCATAGGATTTGCCATAGGCATTTGAGGTGATCCCATCGGAGGAGTTGGTGGGATCATATTCGTTGTTGCTGGTATGGATTTCAAGAAATTGTTAAAACCACCCCTGCTTTCCGCAGTTGTCGTAAAACTTACCTGTGGAGGTTGAGGAGCTACAGGTGGTGTACCCATATTCCCGCCCATAGGACCATTAACCATGTTAAATCTCCGCATAAAACTGTTTTATGTGAATATACTATACGATTAATTTATTTTTGACAATAGAAAGCCCATTTCTTTGTGACTCTGAGCTAATATCTTAGAAACAATGTCAGAATTTGTTACAATATCTTCCTTCATCTTTTTCCTAAGAGCCTCAATCCTGTCAACATCCCATTTCGTCAACGGTTCTTCGTGCTGTTTGATGTCATCATGCAATTTATCCATCTTATCAATATTCTGACACAAATACTTCGCTGATAAAACTACAGATATAGGAACTTGCTTAGTTCCATGCTCATAATGATTCCACATCCTATGACTCAATCCCATCTTCTTCGCCATATTGACCTGACTTAATCCTAATTTACTTCGATAATTATATATCTCACTCTTTGCTACCTTTGCGTAGCTCGCTTCATTACGTTTCATTGGCTTATTTCCTCTAATAATTTCAATTTTACTAAATCTTCTACAAATTCTTCCTTTGTACCAAACCTAATTGGCTTGTAAGCGTAGTTGCATACATCCATAGCGTTGTCCTTTAACCACTTGGATTCAGATTTACCACTTTTTATACCCATTTGATCCAAAACACCCATGATGTCATCAGAATCAAACGTCTTCTTTCTTCCGTAGCTTAATCTATATTTAGGCATATTGCCCTCCTTATACACAACATGTAGCAATCAATGCAAAAAAGTGCAAGATTTTTTTTATAAAATTTTTTTTGAGGTCGTGTTTTAAAATGATGGGGGTTGTTTGAGGGGAACTTGGTGTAGAACTTTTTTGATCAGTTGTATATATAAAAGGGTGTATATAGGGTGTATATCCCCGATTTATATAGTAAAATCAATAACTTAGATAAATTTCAAATAATAGATAAAAATATAATAAATACAATTGTTCTCTTAAATAAATAAAAAAAGACGGGAATAAATCCCGCCATTTTACATTTTAATACAATTGTTTTGATTGCTATTATCTCGATCTGATAATAGCAATTTCTTGTATTCTTTGATTGGTTGCAGTTAATAATTCTTGTGTCATTCCCGCATGTATACTTGGATCTCCAGCTCCATTAAAGATATAACCGTTTCCGTTACCTTGGATCTCTGTTGGTATTCTATAACCGTTTAAATCATATCTACCGTCTGAAGTTGTATATCTATGTCCAAAGTGTTGCTGTGTTAATGTCTCAATAATATTTTGACCAAAGTTGCTCGCTAGTTGGGTTCTCCATTCTGACATCATAACTCTAATTCTTTGTGCTGAATTAATATTAGCATGTGTCATTAGCTCTTGTGTGGACGCTCCTTGTTCAGTCCTTGCCATATCCCATACAAGTTGTGCTTTTGTACCTGCCCTTGCTATTGTTGCAGGTGTTTGTAACATGCTTTGTGCTTGAACAAATCTAGTATCAATTGAGTGATAAACCATGTTTAAAAGAAATCGAATATAATTTCTAAGTTTTTTCATGTCCATAGAACCGCTATGTGATCGAAATTCCATAGTGTATTTCACATTGCTAGATCTGTTATTTGGTGCAAGTGATAGCAAGTTAATAGCTGAATACTTGCCCTCTGTACTGATTGCTTGGATTAAGCTGTTTATGTCCGCTCTAGTGTTTTGTATTGCTTGTGCGGTTGTTGTTGGATATTTAGCATAATAGCAATCTCTTCTTTTAGGTGTTAACATTGTAGAAAATAAAGCTATATCTTTTATTAATCTATAACTAACATCTCTTGCAATTTCTAGCGGTAAAGGTTCGCCAAAATAATCTGCAATTTTTGCTCCTACTCTTGATCTAATATTATTATTTGATTGAGCAAAATTAATAGATTTATTTGTAAAATCTTCTTCATTAACAATTGTTCTCTCTATTGGTCTCATTCCAATATGAACATGAACAGAACATTTATATGAATTTGAAACGCAATTATATTGGTTTGTTGCTACGTTAAAAACTTTTTCTATATGTTCCCATGCTCTATTACTATCCGCATAAATTGGAAGTTCGATTTCTCCACCGTCTCGTAAACTTCCATCTGATTTTGCGAATGCTCCCTCTACTTCATTATGAATATTTACATTTGAATAATGCGGTCTTACAAATTCAGGCTCTAAACCAAAGGTTAAAAAGTAAGGGCGGTTGGTGTTGTTTAAAATAGTCATTTGCTTTTTCTCCAATTAATTAAAATGTACTATTAAGATAACAGTTCTAGCAATCATTACAACACCTTATTTTTTGTACTATACTATATAAACATTTTTATTTGCCCTAAGTCCTTGTTTTTATTGACTTTTTTATTTTTCTAAAAAAATTAATTTTTTTTTCATTAAGAAGGGGGTTCTCAGGATTGGGATTTTCAGAAATGCCGTCAGGAAATTCCCCGATCAGGCTGTTCCCCGATCAGCGTCCTCCCGATTATAGAACAATTGTTCGGTGTCAGGTAAAGAAAAAACCCAGACTGAGCTGGGCTTTTTCAGGAGAAACTAGTTTGGGAAAGCTAACTTCCAAGCTGTTACCCAATTGTTCGTTGATTTACCAGTATCGTGCAACCTGTGTTGCCAATCAATAACTTCCGTCTTGACTCTCTCAACGGCTCGCTCTGAATTGCCACCTACGTTCCACTTCTGAATTTGCATAAGACGTAAACCCTCTGCACCCATATAATTGATACCATTCTTATAATTATATATCGTTGCTATCGTTCCGTCTTGAAACTTTAGTAACCACTGTGCGTCTACTTTACCATCTTCAAACTTTGTTGGCTCTCCGAACACTTCCACTAACTCCCTGTAGTCTGCGTTAAGATATCCCTGTAAGTTTGCACCATTTGCTTCTTCTATTTTAGTATACTTCATTTTATTTCTCCATTGGCTTGTTTAAGTTAATATTGTTATAGCAATCATTGCAACACCTGTCAAACAAATCTTATAAAAAAAAGCAAATTAAATGAATTAAATTGCTAAGTTATTGATTTTACTAAATAAACTTTTTTCTATTTTTATTTTTGCTGTATCAGCTACCCGCACAGGAAAATAATAGCGAACAATTGTTCGCCCTGTAGATAAAAAAAAGCCCAGCACGCTTTTCTCGGCTGGACTTTTTTCGGAGAAACCTATTGATCCCAAGATGATGTATAGACAGACATTCCTTCCCACATCTCAAGGAAAGCATTGATAAACCTTTCTTGATCTTCGTTAATGTATTCTTCCCAAAGCAATTCGCTGGCACTCATGCTACGAGCTTGGCTTGGCAAATTGTTCGCAGTTATCCAGTCGTTCCATATTTCTACTAGTTTGCTCATGTTATTCATTATACTACCTCACTTGTAAATTCGCATCCATCCATTTTGATTTCAGCCATAGTCATTATTGCCTCTGCTTTAGTAGCCATGTACTCTGTGTACCTATCAAATGGTTCAACGATAAATTGTGACCCATCCTTAAAAAGGTCAGTCTTACAGATTGCACCCACATACCAACCAGCACCAGACTTCATTGCGATTGGCTCTGAAACTTCTATATTTTCCCCATAAACATTTTGTTTAGTGAACTTGATTTCTTCTATTTTTTGAATTAATTCCATTTGTTTCTCCATTGGCTTGTTTCATTAATATTAGATTAATGTAATGATTGCAACATGTCAACAGCTAAATAAACTTTTTTTATTTTTATTTCACAGGAACTGCTGTCGCTGTGCTGGTCGAACAATTGTTCGGTTACAGGTCAGGACGAAGGAGGGGGAGGGGAGGGAACAATTGTTCGAGCTGGAGGCAAAAAAATCGGGGAATAAATCCCCGATCCGATCCCCGAACAATTACAAAAGAAATAGTAAAACTGTTGCAGTAAATAGTGCGAATGCTACCACATTCAAAAAGATTGTATAAAATAACATGCTGACCCCCTTTATTTTCTGCAAATTCTTCTCATTGCTTCGTTGTAACCAATAACAAAACCGAGCATCTCTTCCTTTGAGTTGAACCGCTTCAAGTCTCTGTTATATTGAGAGTAACCAATATTAATAGAGTATTTGTTAAATGATACCCCATCTTTTATGATGTCTTCTTTGTCAATGTACGGATAACCATTGGCAGTAATGAAGTCTGCAAACTGTTTACATTGATTAGCATAGTAATATTTATTTTCGCCCTTTAAAGTAAAGTTAATGTTTTCTTTATTCTTTTTAAAGTCTTTGTCTGCTCTTTTTCTTGATTGCTCTGCGATGTCTTCCATTCTTTCAAGGTCTTTAACTATCATTTTTCTCTCCATTGGCTGTTTAATTAATATCAGTATAGCAATGATTACACACCTGTCAACAACTAAATTAAATAAAAATAAAAAAATATATCATATGACATAAAAACTTTTTTTCCAGATCCAGCCGTTCCAGTTCCAGCCGTGAAGGTTAGAACAATTGTTCGGTTGCCTACAGCGGTGTTTTTGTCACCAGTGGTTTTTACAACTGGAACAATTGTTCGGTTGCTGGAGGCTGTAGAACCCCGATTATGACCCGAACAATTTGGCAAAGAGTGACCCCGATCACAGCCCGATCCCGATCAAAGCCCGAACAATTAGCCCGATAAAAAGCCCGATACTACCCCGATCCCTATGCCTATAGAAATTGTTCGGGAGACCCTTAGACCACCCCCTCTAAGTAATATCGCTATTTTATGGGTTTCACGCTAGTTTGCTCTATCACATCTGGTTCTTTATGGGTCTTTGTGGCTATTTTCATGCGTTTCTGGGCTATGTCTTGAAATTCCTGTAGTTTTGCCAGTATTTCTTCCCTTGTCAGGCTATCAGTTCGCTCATGTAGCACATGAGCTTTGTTAACCAGTAAGCCCGTAGCCTTCAAACGCAATTCTTCAGCCCGAATAGCCTCCCCAAATTTCCCCGATTCCCACGCTTCGTTACGCATCTTGAGCAAATCTCGAACCGACTTATCGATAGTGACTCCAAACTTCGTTCTTGCTTCGTCACGCATTTCTTGATAACGCTCTTGCACAACTGGATTACGCAACAACCTAACTGCGTCAACGCCAGGATTTGCATATCCCGCTGATCGTGCAGATGCGGTTTGCGTCATATCCTTGTGCATAAAGTTATTCAAAAAATCTTGTTGTTTATCGGTCAGTCTTTTCCAACCAGCTAATCGTTGTTCTTTCGTTAAGTTCTCTGCTACTTTTGGCATCTTGTTTTATCTCCATTCTACGTTAGTTTACTAGGGGTAAGATGGGTGGTTTACTTACCACCCTCTTATACCCCCTTTAGGGGGGAAGTTCGGTAAGTAAAAAAGTAGGAGCAAAATCAATGACTTACACCCTAAAATTAACTTACCGTAGTAAGAAGTAACCTCCGTAAGTTGCTTCCAAAAACCGAACAATTTCAATGACTTAGCACTTACCGACCCAATCTACTTCCCGTGTATGTTGGTAAGTTGGTAAGTAGATCAGTCATAAAGCACCACAATTTTGGGGTCATTTGTTCGCTTATAGAACGTACCCCAATCGGTACAAATGTACCCTAAATGGAACATCATTTCCCTGTGTTGCAAGAAGCACTCCACGCATGAGTTTATATCATACGAACAATTTAACACATGGCTCATGCTTGAGTTCATTTGCTGTAGAATTCCTCTTTCAACGGCACAACCAAGACAAATTGTTCGTAAATTCATCATCAGATCCATACCATCGACAATTTTTTCTTTACAGTCAGAACAATTCTTCGGCTTCTTTTTTGGCATTAGCTTATCTCCACTTTTGCGAACAATGGTGCGTCACCTTCCAGTCTCTTTTTTGCTATCCCAATGTATTCCTCATTAAGTTCGATAACAGTTGCATCACGATTATGCCTGTCAGCCACAAGAGCAGTTGTTCCCGATCCCCCGAATGGATCTATGATTCGATCTTGTTCGGTTTTATCAGTATCGCAGTTGCATTGTTTAACAAATCCGTTATCTTCCTTCGTTAGCGATAGCATATTCTTGCTATTCATACGGCTTGGCTTATCTCTTTTGGGAATAACGCCAACCATATGATCCCGAACAATTCTATCTGGAACGTCAGTTGTGACCATTTCCCTCTTGTACGCCTTCCCGCAACCCGAACAAATCTTCGCACTTGACCCAGCAAGAACGCATGGTTCGATTAAATCAGTTGGGAACACGGCAAAATGAGCTTCTTTATAAGGTTTTGTGTTAACAGTCCAGACGCTACGCTTATTCCTAGTTTCATATTGATTAGTCTTTAAACCCGCCATTTTTGTACGACCAGGTGTGTTATTTAGCTTTGTTGTATCTCTATCCCGATTAGAATTATCAAAGGTAGTTGTTTCTTCTTTAATAGCGACATTATCAAAATAATAATGCGGACTTTTACTCAGAAGAAATATATATTCATGGGCTTTTGTGCATCTATCCTGTACGCTTTCGGGCATAGGATTAGGTTTATTCCAGATTATATCCTGCCTCAAATACCAACCATCAGCCTGTAAGGCAAACGCCACACGCCAAGGAATACCGAACAAATCTTTAGGTTTGATGCCTTCCACAGGTGGTGGTCTTGTAACTCCATAATCCTTGTCGCCCCGAACCGATTGATTTGTTGTTGTAGTTCTCCCGCCACTTGAGTAACTGTCGCCTAGATTCAACCATAGAGTTCCGTCATCTTTAAGCACACGCTTGATTTCACGGAACACATTGACCAGCGACTCGACAAATTGTTCGGGTGTTTCTTCCAGCCCGATCTGTGAATCCACTCGTTTTGCACCACATTTTATACAGTCGCCTGTGGATAAACTAGCTTTGTTGCTACCTCTGCCACCTTCGTCAATGAAGTTCCTGTTGTTTCCCAGCGTATCTCCGATATGCGAACAATTCTCCGATCCACCTACCCAGCTTGCCGTTCCGTAATCACGCAACCCGTAATATGGTGGACTTGTTATACATGTTTGAAAATGCTTATCGGGCAAGGTTTTTAGCACTTCCCGACAATCTCCGATCTTTATATCTATCATATTACCACAAATCCGTTAAAGCGTTTTGTTTAATTAAAATAGCATCGCCAACGATAACGTCATTCATGCCATAACTCTTAACCCAATGATCTGTAGCTTTAGGATTAATACTATTTTGTTTTAACTTACCCTCTTCATCAATAAGCATTATATCGCCATTTTTTAAGAGTATTCTTTCAACCCAGCCACCAACAAATTCCTGTGCTTCTTTGAGTGTAGGTTGATTTTCTTTTTTATTAATAATTTTAAGTTTCATTTTATACCTCTTGGCTTACGCTAGTGGTTTCCATTTCGTTGTGCATAGTGGTGTAGTCTCGCCTTTTGGCTATTTTCTGCCATTGTTTCACGGCTTGATCGTAATTATCAGCTTCGATTTCAACCATATAATATTTTGTTTCCTTACAATGGATAACAAACTTTTCTTTAGGTAGTTTTCTCATATCACACTCCATCAAAACATGATGCTTTAACCATATGGTTTATTGGCTCATCGCCATAATGGTCAAATATACTG